AATTTTTCTTCTCTTAATTTTTTAATCTTTCCTGATGCCTCATCAACTGAGTCTAATGTAATTTTTGCAATGAAATACTTTTCGTCCATAATTTTTTTTATTTAGTTTAATATCCTAAATAATCGTTTAATTTTTTCATTAAGTCAAGTGATTTATTACCTGAATCACCAACATGTCTTTCAATACTCATTTTTTTCTCTTCTTCCAAGTTCTCATCATATAGATTTTTATCTTCTTTATTTAAGAATAGATATGCTCCCGGAGTTGAAGGAGAAGAAACTAAATCAAAACAGATTAATTCAAAATCATCTTGTACTTCGTTTTGTTCCCCAATTTTTTTAAGAGACCCTACACCTCTTGAAGATATACCTAACGTAACTCCTTGTCTTAAGTAGTTGGCGGCTAAGTCACCTTTGGTCGAACAAATTCCACTTTCATGGTAGCCAGGTGATGTTAATAATTTAATCTTTCCCATAAGGACATTACCTTCCCACCATACTTCGGTGATTGCGTGAGATACTCTATCTAAATCAATAAGAGATGATTCCGGGTGATTTAACTCGGATAGGGCGGTACCCTTTTTAATCATTTTCTTATAATTCTCAGCTTCTCTTTTTAATATTCGTTCAGGGTATAATCTACCATTTCTATTTGGGGTATCATATTTTTGTAATACAGCGTAAAATTCAAATGGTTTTGAGTGGTCAAGCATTTCGTTTGATTCTCTTATTAAAGTTTCGTTACGATTGTCTTTTGGGTTAATATACCCCGCATCGTATTCAACTAATATACCTTTTCCTGATTCGTTCGGTTGTAATATTTTTAAATTCATTATTAAATGTTTTATTTATAAATATTAAACATTTTCAATTTGTAACATATCGTCAACGTATTTGACTTTTTTAGTTAGATAAAACTTAAAATAATTATTCTCATGAAAGTTGTCGATAAAGATTTGGTTTGTTATTTTTATTAATGAATCTTTAATTTGTTTTGATTTAAAATCGAGGTTTTCTTCTGTGACAAAGAAATTAACTTCAATATTCATAAATGATTTTTTATTTAAATTTAGTCCGCTTGACCTTAAATCAAGGTCAACAATAAATTTTGAATCAAAAATTTTATTATTTAAAGACTCGTAGACGGAGTGTTTTACACTTCGACTTAAGTTTAAAACTGTTCTGGACCAGTTTTCACATTCATAATATGGTTCTACCCATGTTTGTATGTTTAAGTAAAGTGATTTTAAATTTACGGAATCAACTGTTCCATAAATAACTTTCGCGGTTTTGAAACCTTGAAGTTGAGAGGTTTTCCCCTTTTTCATTAATTTTCATATTTTCTCTTTTATTTTTAAAAAATATAAGTAAAAATAGGTGTTAGGTCAAATTTTCCTTTAATTTGATATATATGTATTATATGTTAATAGTTAAATTAGATAAAAATACGTCAATAGAGAAAGCACTGAAACTCTATAAAAGTAAAGTTATCAAGACACGTCAAAGTTCCGAACTTAATAAACGAAAAGAATTTATCAAACCTTCCGTAAAAAAAAGAAACGTGTTAGCGAAGGCTAAACACGTTCAATTAAAATATTATTCGGATAACGATTAAAGATTCTCGTTTAAACTTTTAAGTTTAAAATAAGTTAGTTTGTCGTACTTCTCTGATACCACTTTTGTAAGTGTTTCATCAATTCTACCTTTCACTGAATTATCTTCAGATGAATCTTTCATTGCGTTTAATTTTGTAACTACATTTTCTTTAAGAGTATCAAATTTTACATTTAACTCTTTATCATCTTCAGATAACAATTTAATAATTTCTTTTTTATCTGATTCATTTAAACCATCAATATAATTTTTAATAGTTTTGTTTGCCACACTTACCATTGTTGACAATGGAAGTTCAATTCCTTTAGATTCGATAATAGGAAGTTTTTTCAAATTCTCCATAATTAAATTTTTACTTTTAATTCTAGATTCAATTGTTAAAACGTCTGTCGAAAATAAGTTATCAATATTTTCGTATGAGTTATTTGATTTTACATTTTTAACCCACATATTTAATTTTTGTAAATGAGATGGTAAAATTTTATTCACCGCATTTTCATATAAAGTAATACATTCGTGTATGTATTCTCTTGAATACGATTCATTTAAACCTTTTTTAGAGTTTAACTCGTCGTACATATAGAAAATCTTACTAACATTTTTATTCTCTAATACAAGTTTTTTAAATGTTTTTAATTCGTCTTTAAATGTATCGTTTTTATACGATTCAAGTAATACGTTTTCTATCTTCGATTTTAATATTCCAAACTTTGTCATTTTCGTTTTTAATTATAAATATCAATCATTTAAGATTTTATTCAATTCTTTCTCAATATCACCTAAAGAATTTCTTGCTCGAGATAAATCAATATAAGAATCATCCTCTGTTAGGTTACCACTTTCCAATAATATATTCAGATTTTCTCGTTTAACGGATTCAGGTGTTAGTTCAGCTTCACCTCCTGGTGGTGGTCCTCCCGGTTCAGGTGCTCCTCCCGGTTCAGGTGCTCCACCTAAATCAGGTTCAAGTCCCCCACCTAAATCAGATTCAAGACCACCTCCACCTCCTCCACCAGGTGGTGGTGCAGGTGCCGCTCCTGCAACGGCCGTAGTTCCGGATTTACTTGCGTATAATTTATCAATAGTGTCAAATACACCTGTATGAGTAATAATTGTTGCGGTATTAGTTAATTCAGCACCAACCGCTTTTTCAATACGTTGTTGTTGTAAATCTAATTTAATTTCTTCGTCAGAGAATCCTAATACGTGTTTCTTAGCCCATGTAACAGATACCGGAGCAATACCTTCAATAGCGGCAACAGCGTCTTTATACAATAAAATTTTCTCTTTCCAAATATCAATTTTTAATAAATCAGCTTGAGATGATGGGTTTGTAAGTGCTAAAGTAAAGTTTGATAATTCATCCTCAAATCCTAATAAGAATAAATGAATGATTGCAATTTTATTTAATTCTGCAATCATAGATTTTTGGATTCTATTGATTGTTCTTGCAAAACGAATATCCATTAAAGATAAGTTTTTACCATCGCCAGTAACTTCCTCAAACCCTAAAAACGCTTTAGGTACACGAAGTGCTGTTAACAATTTCTTTTGGATATATTCAATATCAGCAATCTCTGCTAAATTTTGAGCTCCCGGTAATGTATCAATTGGATTTGGTGCTGCAGGGTCACGAACAGGAATAAAGTAATCTTGGTCGACCGCCATTTGATTAAATCTCATATCAACATTACCTGTTTGAGAATCAACCACTTGACTTCTTTTAAATTTATTGGCGACACGTTGTACATATGGTTCAACATCTTTATCATCCATATTACCAACATAAACTTTAAATACACGTCTTTCAGGTGCTCTTGAAGTTCTATAGATTAACATCGCATCTTCTGAAAGTAACAATTGTTTCCAAATACGTCTTGCCTTTTCCAACATAGAAGTACCATAAGGAAGTTTTCTATCATCACCCAATAATCTAAAGTGAGCAATCTCCCATGAATTAAATTCCATGTCTTTAATTTTCCATTTGAAACGTAATCCTTTACTTTCTGCCGGTTCTTCAACATTTGCCGATTTTGCGGCCATACCTCTTTCCAAACGTTCAATTTCAATGTTTGGTAATTGCATACACCCAACAATACCTTTTTCCGCATCTAATTTTAGATACACAAAGTTATCACCATATTTACAAGTATTTCTTGTCCACATAGGTAAATTAGTATTTAAGTCTAAAACATTATTAAATAAATCTGTTAATAAACTTTTAACCCTTTTAGATTCTGAATAGATTTGTAACATGTAACCATTTTGGTCAACAGTAGTTGATTCTTCACCATAGATGTCTAACGCGGCTGAAATTTCAGGAGTATATTCCATAGACTCATAGTCGTAAAATGAAGCCAAACGAGTTGGTTCATAATATACCGCTTGGGTATATAAATTACTCTCAATTTTAGTCCATTGATTGGCTAGATAATAAGTTTGTTGTGCCTGTAATTTTTCTCTCTCGTATTCGGCTTTAGATGTGGTTTTTAATAAATCCTTTTTATCTAACTTATATACGGGATAATCTTGGTTCAATAACGAATTTGGGCCAAATGCTTTGGATAACCTTTGCCAAACTGTTAAATCATTATTTTGATTGTTTTCCATATTAAAAATTTAAATATTTTTTTATTTTAATAAATAGTTGAGATTAACCAAATATTGTTAAGGTGTCGTTGCTGTGGGGGTTGGTGTAGGATAATTAACCGGTGGTACAGGTATCGGGAAAGGGTTACAATCAACAATTAAATTATCACCATTTTCTGCGACGATACGGATAAAGTCTTCCGTTGCTAAGTAACAAATCTCAACAATTGGTGACGGAGTCATTGTAGGTGTTGGAGTCGGAGTTGGTGTACTTGTTGGTGGTGGTGTAGGTGTAGGTGTTGGAGTTGGTTCAGGTGTAGGAGTTGGAGGAAGAGCTCCGCTAAATACATCAATGGTTTTAGATTTCTTAAATTCAGGTTCAAATACTTTAACACTTAAAATATTTTGACCCGGTACCACCATTCTTGAACCAGCAAAAATATTTCCTGATTTTTTTCTATTTTCAAAACCACCACCTTTGGTAGTACTTACATTTAAAGCGGTAAATATAATAGATTCTGACGCGAAATTAAGCCCACCACCACTAGGTTTAAAAACTGACTCAACTCTATAATTTAAAATGTTTTGTCCCGGTACAACCATTGTTGAACCGGCGATGGCGTTACCCGATTTTTTTCTATTTTCAAAACCACCGGATTTTCCAACACCAGTGTTCAGTAAAGCATTTGAATACAAATCAGAGGTTGCATCAAATGTTATACTATTATTTAAAGAAGAGGTTTTTCTATCGGTAGTACCCATTTATGTTTATTTGATAAATATTATCTAGTACCAAATAACCAGCCGTATCTCATATAATCGTCTCTACTTATGTTACCATTACTAAATTGACCAATTCTTTCGTTAGTGTTAGGAATTACAGGATTAAAAGATAAAGATTCACCAACATTATCATTATTACTTACAGCCCAAGAATCAATCATCGCTTTAGTATGTTCAGTTACTTTGGTTAATTTACTAAATGATGATTCAGCAACATAAGTTGCCATAGCAATTGACATAATTAAATCGTCATGATGTCCTTTTTGATGGTCAGGACGACCATTCACATATATAAACGTGTTCATTTCATTGTATAAACGAGAACTATAAATTCTAAATCCATGTCTCATAACTTCTTCAAACGAAGCGATAATTTGAACCCTTTTATTATTAAAATTAATTCCGGGAATTTTTTCAGCGGCTTTTGGGTCATATTTCCATTTATTAGCCGAATCAACTCCATCAATGTATAAATCTTTATAATTCATTTCTTGAAGTTTTCTTGAAGTTGAAACTCCCATCCCACCGGTAATATCAATAACCACAAAACAAGAATATAATGTCGCCCATTTGTGACATATCTCCGCCATTGTATCCGGAGGTAATTTCCCAACATATTCCGCAACTTGTTCCATTTCATCAAAATCAACAATTTGAAATGAACTAAAATCTTCAGAGTCCCCACGAGAAACGTCCACACCCATAATGTATTTGTGACCAACAACAGGTTCTTTCCAAATCCAAAGAGCATTACCCATCATTTTAGATTTAGGTTCAAGTACCATGTTTTCACGAATTTTTTGCATCATTAAAGAATCAAATACGTTATCCCCCGAACCTAAAAAGTTACATTCTAACTCTTGAGATACTTTACGTTTATCGTATTTAAGTTTCTTAACCATCGCCTCAAACCAACTTGAACAAGGTTTATAACCAGCGTCCATAATAATTCTTAACTCTTTATAATTTCTACTTTCATAAGGTATTTTAGACCAATCAAGGAAATCATCAGGATTATAATCTTCTTTATTTAATAAGAAATGAATAATATCTTCTGTTTTAACTAAAAACAAATCTTTAGTATAACGAGGGTCACGATACCAAAACATCTCTGTAATTTTGAAATCATTCATATTACGTAATGCTTGGTCATAAATTTCATAGTAAATTGGGTCGTATCCGTTAGGTGTTGAAACAACGATTACCTTACCCCCCGTAGATAGGGACGCCATACAAGCAGCCCAAAAGTCACTATCGGCTTCGATAAACGCCGCCTCATCAAATACAAGTATGGTGGGTGTAAATCCACGCAAGGCATCTTTCGATGTTGCAACAGCTTTAACCTCACATCCGTTTGTTAATTTATAATGTTTTTGGGAATTTTTGGCTTTATCAAAATCAACACCTGTCCAAGCCGGCCATTGAGCAACGAACGCTTTTATTTTGTTTGCCATCTCCAATGAAGTATCCAACTTATTGGCAATAATCAATATTTTTTCAGGGGTTTCTTTTCTTGCGAACACAAGTTTTCTTGACATCCAAGCCGCAGTAACTGTTGACACTCCGGCCTGTCTATACTTTAATGCAATATTTTCATTGTATTCTTCGTAATCTTGGAGTAACGATAGTTGGTCAGGGAAAAGTTCCAATGGGACATATTTTTTAACCGTGTTATCGTATGTTTCTAAATACGTTCTAAGCGCGTATTCAACATCTCTACTACATTTTACGTATTCAATTAATATCTGTTCTTTTGTTAAATTTGACATAAGTCGTTTTGGTTTTTAGAACCCAAGTGCCGACAAATCAAAATCATCCAAGTCATCGTCACCGTAGTCTTCATCATCATTATCATCGTCACCCATTTTATCATTGTACTCGTCTTGCTTCAAATCATTAACGATTTCGTCAACCATTCTTTGGATAAATTGAGCACCC